ACCTTTAATAAGTTGGGATTTGGTCATATCCCTCACTTCTTTTTCATTCAGTGCATCATTGATTTCTTTACTTGTAGATAGCATTCCCAAAGAATCCAACACAAACATACAGGGTTTGCGTTCTTCTACTGGTGACTTTAGGTATATATCTACTGCTTTGAGTGCTTTTGTACGAAACTCCTCAATAGTAACAACATTGACAACAACCAAACGAGTAGTATCAATTCCACGAGATTCAATCAGTGATTTAGTAATAGCAGCCTCAGTGTCAAAGTAGAGGCAATAACCATCGGGATTAGTATCAAGAAAATTCTTAACCACAGCGAGAGAAAAGAAAGTCTTTCCAGTAGAAGACTCTCCAGCAATAGCAGTAATCTTATTCCCAGATACACCACCAAATACGCTACCTGAAACCAGTGCATTAAAAATGTACGAACCTGTGTCAACATAAGTTTCAGTCTCATCAATATCTGATGCTAACTTAGTAAAGTCATCACCAATCTCTTTTACAATATCTTTAAGAAAATCCATCAATTATCTCCAATAAAAACATAATCTGAATGCTGAGATTTAAACATCTCCACCGCCTCTTCAGTTTTAAAAAACTTAAAGAGTGTTGTGTTTGGAAACTCTTTAAGGAAATAATTTACTTTAATCATTATGCTACCATCCCGTATTGTTCACGAAGAATTTTTTTATAAGGAAGATTCTGCTCACGCAGTTCCTTCACAAGTTTGAGTTTTTGATATAGTGCAGTATCTCCACCAAGAGTAAGAGCATTTAAGATAGTATTCAGTTCGTTGTCGTTAATAGGCAAATCCATTATCCAAAGAATGATTCAAGGTTTACAGTTTTCTCAACACTCCATCCAATTGCATCGAGAATAGTCTTTAATGGTTCTACAAAGCTCTTCTCAAATTGTAGATTATAATCGATATACTTGTCAAGATCAAGCTCCCTAGGGAAATCTTGAATGAAAGAAATTACATTTTCTCTCATTGGATTTGGTTCTTTTAAGTAACAGAATTTAATCTTTTCCCCATTTTGGATGAGTGAATATTTATTAGTGAGTTTTTTAGATGTAATATTGTGATTGAAGAGCAAAGCACCACGAACATGTATTGGTGTACCTTTTATGTAAATTGAATTTCTACATTGATACTTTTTAACGTCGGAAGCAGTACGAGGAAATGATATCTGCTCTGGAGGAAGTGTTTTGAACTCCTTACGGCACTTATCAATGTATTCAATTACCTCATCTTCAGTTGCACTCATCATTAATTTAAGTGCATCTTTAATCATTTGACGACAAGGTGCAGGTGTAGATGACTTCACTGCTTCAATACCCATCATCTTCAGTTTAGGTTCATTGTATTGAACACCCTCACTGTTCCATACGTTAAGAATATATCGCTTCTTCGCAGTCCAGATACCACGTTCAGCGATATTCTCACGCTTCATCTGCATTTTTTGGTCGTAGGCGTTGACGTAGTTTGCCAATTCTTGGTAAGAACCTTCAATATATTTTTCAAGTTCCACCTGACAGACCTTATCAAGGAACGAAACAATGTCTTGAGTAGTTTTCTCTCTTCCTTTGAATACAGCGTCAACAAAAGGACCCATATTAAGATAAATGGAATCAGTATCTGCAGCGATAACATAATCAGTACCTTCGGTCTTTAATACTTTATTTAAATATTGATTCATCTTATTCTCAATCCAACGGATAGAGACTTGACCAGACAAAGTAATCGCCTCTGCATTTGCTAGTTTATAGTAACGGAAGTATTGATTACCAATAGCACCATAGGCAGAGTTGAGTTGAATCTTTCGTGCCATCTGAATGTTATTGCAGCGGGCAATCTCCTTTTCCAACTCTTTGGTTTTTTTCTTTTCATATTCTTGCTTAGCAGCAAGCATCTTCTTCTTATAGATTGTTCTATCTTTATAAATCTTATCCATCAATTCTGGAAGAAATCCACGAACATCTTTGCGATACATGGATCCATTAGCACAAACAGCATAATCAGATAAATTTTCAAAATCGATCTCACGATTTAAAATCTTCTCGACGGTTGTTGTGGGATGCCTAGTATCTTGTAACGTCTCTGGTGAGATGTTGTATTGCATGATAAGATGAGGATACAGGGAATTAAGGTCAAAACTAACCACCCAATCATACTTCCCAGGAATCGGTTCCTTGACATAAGCACCTGCGTACTTGGAATCTTTATCGGACTTTTCTTTAGGTGGAATAACAATTCCACGTCCTTTTAAATAGTTATAAATGATAGTATCCCACATACGCACTTGGTAAAACACATCTTCATAATTCACCTTTGCGTCATAAGCAAGAGTTAATGCAAGTTCAATTAGTTTCATCTTGTCTTCCAAACGGTCAACAAGTTCCACGTCAATGATGTTGTACTCTACAAACTTTTGCCAACCTTTTGTGTAGAAGTCCTTAAAGGTATCAAACTCAGAGTGGTCGAGTTTCTTCTGTCCAAGTTCTACATTTGCAATGTGATCCAGACGATATGATTCCTGGTTGGTATAAGTGAATTTCTTGTAAAGATCAAGATAATCTAACTGAGAAATTCCTCCAATATCATAACTAATCTGCTTTCGACCATTAACAAAAAATTCTTGTTCGGTAACCAGTCCCCATGGGGACAGTCTCTTCATCAACTTCTCACCAAGAACTCTATCCATCCTCCGAACAATGTATGGAATATCATATAGTTTACTATTCCAACCAGTTACAACTTCTGGAGTGTTATCAATCCACCAGGCAATAAAGTCATTTAAAAGATCATACTCATTGTTGAACTGCTTGTAATATACGTTGCCTTTATTGAGTTTAAATGGACCTTTGCCCCAAGTAACAATTTCCTTTGTAGTATAATCCTGAATTGTAATAAGAAGAACTTCTTCTGCAGCAGATTCTACATCTGGGAATCCATTCTCAGAAGCAACCTCAATGTCAATTGTTACTAATTTGATTTTGTTGATATCAAATTTAATTTCCTCTTCAGTATACTTATCTGAGATATATTGGTAAATGAATCTTTCATTACCGTAGATTTTAAATCCTTCTACACCATCATACTTTTTAATGAATTCTCTGCAATCTCGTACAGTGCCTGGTTTAATTGGTTCAACATATTCACCAGTCAACGTCCTATAAAAAGTCTTTTTATTAGAAGACACAAAAAGAGTCGGAGAGAACTTCTCACGAGTCATGAAGTGCCTTCCATCTTCATATCCTCTGACGAGAAATTGATCTCCGACCATCTGGACGTTAGTATAAAACCTCATTCCTTCGCCAAACCTTCGTAGAGTTCCTTGATTCTAGCAGTAGGTTCGGCAATGGTCAAGATTTTATCGGAATGAATTTTGAATTCATTTTGCTTGGTCAAGTCCCCCAACCAAGGTTGAAGGGTTCCATCTGGCATAATATTAAATGGTTTAATCAAAATGCAATCTGGTTCTCCAATATCAGCAGATTCTGCTTCTTGAAGTTGTGAAATTAAAGTTCCACCTGTTTGAAAAATAATTACTTTTGGGTCCATATCAGCAATCCTCACATCCATCAGTTACAACAATAGATTGACTTTGAGATTCTTCTTCTTCCTTGAGAATATCCCTCATGTACATACCATACAAATCTTCTACAGGATCAACAAAAGTAACGATCCAATCAAGAGGAACTGGGAATCTATATCCTTTACCAAGAGCAATCCAAGGGCTCAGTTTAATCTCAAGTGATGCTCCACCATTTTCATTTACTTCTGGATCGCCAGTTTTAACAATGCATGGTTTATTAAAGAAATATCCAACTACCTTATCTTCCAGTAGCATCTCTTCAACATCAGTAATAATTTGATCTCCCGTTTTTACAACGGCTAGTTTGACAGTCATAGTCTTTAATGATTTTACTATAATATTAGCACGAAATAGAAAAGAGGGCAAGGGTTGATATTTGCCAACCCCGCCCAGTTTGCCGACGATATTTGGGTTACCCCGATCTATTTAGAGGTAATCTTTACGAGCATGATGCTCTGGAACTACTTTTCCAAGGACGATTCTGAGGAGTCCGTCCTCAAAGGTGACTTCTCGTACCTCTGTGTCGTCGGATAAAGTCCACGCTCGTTTAAAGCTTCTTTGAGCCAGTCCCTTGTGGATAAACGTCTTGTCCGACTCGGTATCTGCCTTTTGTCCTTCGACAAAAAGTTTTCCATACTCCGTGAACGCATGTACTTCCTCCTTTTTAAATCCAGCGAGAGCAATTTCTAAATGAGATTCGACATTATTTACCTGTACAAGGTTATAAGGTGGATAATTTGATGTAGTTTCATGAAGATTAAAAAGACGATCAAAGTATTCATCCATCCCAATGCTATTGCGTGTGATTCTATCCATCAAGGCAGGAAGATCCGCTGCGGTGTAACGCATGAGGTTAGTCATTATTGTAGCTCCTTTAAAAGCGAGTTTGTGTTTTGTGGACCCTTACGGCATCCACTACTAATTATATAAGAAGCACAAAAAAAGCGGGTGTTGAAACCCGCTCATTTTTATTCGGTTACTTCTACTTTTTTCTTAGAACCAATATTGTACTTTTGTTCCAAGATCCATTCATGCTTATCCTTGTAAGAAAGGACCTTGATTTGATTTAATGGAGCAATATCCATGATTGAATCGCCATCAACAACGCTAATAAGTCCCCAATCAGACAGAAGTCTAGCGATTCTATTGCGTCTCTGAATATCGTTGACAGTCAGGTTTGCATGTTTGCCGTCCAGAGCAAACAGTTCCTTAAAGTGCGTAATAAAATATCTACCCTGCTTGTGCAGAATATGGCAGGATTGATAGAGTTTCTTCTCTTTACGCGATGCTACTCCGATTCGGGTAAGTGTTTCACGAACCTTCAAAAAATCGTCAGGTTCATTTAACATAACTTCTACCATCATCTCAGGAGTCCAGTTTACCTGGGGTTCAATACTGTTTGTCATGCCGTTCCACCAATGTCAAGTCTTTTTTTAATAAAGTCGATTTGTTCTTTAGATAAAATACTCAATGCTTGCATTGCTTTCTCATTACTATAACCATAGTATTGTTTAACAATATCAAGATCTTTAATCTTATCCTTTCGGAGCCAAGGAGAGAATCTCTTACGCTTCCTCAGAGTATTTATATAAAATGAATATTGCATATCGTTGGAGAGATGAGAATTTTTATTCATCTCATTTGCAAAAAGAACAGCATCTAAGTGCGAAGACAAGCACTTATTAACAATAAATGCTGGATACTTTTTAATACTATCTGGATCTTGTTCTAGAAGATCTTCTTTAGTGTGATTAATCGAATTTAACCAATCTTTTAATTCCATCACTTAAATACCGCAGTCACACTGATAACTTGAGCACCAGGATTTCTAGCAAGAGCAACTTTACGAGCATCTTGATAGTCCGTGGCAATGACTTCTTCCTTAAAAACAGTCCCTGCCTTAAATAACTTTACTTCCACTTTCATAATTCATTAAAAGCAATTCTTTACGTGTTTTTTGATCACTCATATAATCACCAACCGACCTCATTGTATATGTAAGGTCAAACTCAGCAGCGTTCCATTTTCCACTCAAAAAGCGGTCTTTTACAAGTTGATCTGAATTATAACTGATCATCATATGAACAGAATTTTTATTGCAGTCATCTGCAAATTTGTCATGATCAAATCCCTTATGCATAGATCCCTTTTTACCATACAAATTATCTTTAATATCGTATGGAGGATCTAAATAAAAGAAATCATCTTGCTCAGAATTTTCTAGAAGATAATCATAAGAATAGTTGGTTATCTTCCAATTTTTAATGATATCAGAGAACGTTGTCAATTTGTTAATATTATTGACAGAGAAGTTACTATCGAATGCCTGTGGGGAATAGCATGATGATTGTGTCAGTCCAGAAAAAGAGCACTTATTTACAATATAAAAAGACATTGCAGACCAAAGAGATTCTTGTTCTTCCAGTGGTTTATTGAGATAATTGAGAGACTCTGTAAACAAATCCTTTGC